CAATAACCTTGAACATCAAGTCTGGGTCCTGGACGTCCCGACGCGCCGTATAAGTGAAAACCTTCTCTCGTAGCTGACTGATTGGCATAAACATCAGCACTTCACCGTCAATTGCTGTTGTCTCAGCAGGTGCTGGCCTAGAACTCACCAATTTAATCGTCATAAGCGCCCCTATTTAGATGAACGACTCGCGGCTTCCTGAAGCGCCGAGAGAAACTGATTCAAATTGGTGTCTCCAGCGGAATCGGTATTAACTTTACCGTAGCTCTTCCCGTTGAAGGTCAAATTTATCGTGCGCTGCACGGACGTGGTTTGAGTCGATCTTGATGACGTCGCGCCACCGGATATACCACCAGCGCCGCCCAGGTCATTTGCCCGTGCCAGCTTCTGAATCTCACGCTGCACGATCACCGACCAGGACTCGCCGGCCTGCTGCGCGTAGCTCGCATACCCAGCCGCCTGCCCACGCTCATCAATGAACTGCTTGCTGATGCGATCGGCCTGCTGAGGCGTCAACCCCGCGCTCTTGGCCTTCTCGTACAACGACTCGCGCGTCTCAGCTTCCACCGTGATGCGGTCGCCGTTCGAGCCAACAGAGAACCCCTCCTTGTCGACGCCCAGCCGCTTGCGCTCCAGCTCAGCCGCCCGCTCCTTGAGCTCAATGGCCTTTTCCTGGGCGGCGATCGAGCGCTCCTGGGCCGAGTTCTCGCGCTCCAGGGCAGCCGTTGCCTCATCGCGTGCCTGGGCGCTGCGGCGGGTGGCGTCGTTGTGCTTGTCACGCGCATCCGTGCCATTGCGCAGCATCGTGATCTCAGCCCGCAGCGACTCAATGCCGGCCTCGGTCGCCTTGGCCTCCAGCTGCTTCGCCTTGGCCAACTCGATGCGATCGCGCAGCTCGGCCTCCAGCTCGGGGCTCAACCCGTCCTTGCTGGCCCTGGCCTCGGCCATCTTCGCTTCGGCCACACGGATGGATGCAGCCGCCTCATCGCTCATCACCTTGACCGTCGCCTGGACGATCTTGATCTCGATCTCCTTCTGGCGGATCTTCGAAGCCACCACCGCCGCCTCATTGCCAGCGGCGCGAGCGGTCGCCTCCGATGCCTTCTCCTGCGCCAGCTCCAGGTTCAACCCAGCCTGCGCCACCTTGTTCTTGGCCGCCATCGACGTGGCCAGGGCCTCAATCTGCTTGCTCGACAGCGCGGCCGAAGCTGCAACACCCTTCTGAGCCTGGTCGATCTTCAGCAACACCTCCGCAGCGGCCTGCAGGTTGCCCAGCGACATCTGCTTTTCGTACTCCGCCCGCAGCTGCGCCACCTTCGCGCGCTGCTCAGCCACGGCAGCACCCGCATCCGTCGCCGCCTTGGCCTGCTTCTGGCCCGATGCCTCAGCAACATCACCAGCCGCCTCCACGCTGGCCGACAACTCCTTCACCGTCGACTCAGTCTTCTTGCTCGAATCGGCCACCTTGTCCGACGCCGTGGCCAGACCCACAAAGCCATCCCGAGCCATCTGTGCAGAGTCAGCGGCATCCACCATCGACGCTGCAGCCTTGTCCCGCATCGCCTGGGCAGCCTCACCGAATCCCTGGGCGGCATTGCGCGCAGCATCCGCCGCCGCCTGGTAGCGCTCAGACAGCCCTCCGAACGTCACCGAAGCCAGGCCCTCGCGCAGCTTGGCCACGCCTGTCATCACCGTCGATGCCACCTCGGCGAACACCGACCCGATCCCATAGATCGCAGCCAGCACCGTGTTGACGCCCGCAGCCATCACCCCATAGGCCAACTTGACCGTGTTGCCCGCGGTGCTGGCGTACTCACCAACCTGCGTGAAGATCTCACCAGCCCGAGTGGCGAAGCTCTGCATCGACGCCACGACCGCCTTGAAGTCGATCTCGCCAACAAAGTCACGCACCCACTTGATGCCTGACCGGAACGCTTCAGCAATCGCCTCGCCAAACTTGGCCACAGTGCCATCCGACACCGCACCCCGCAGCGCGTTGGCCAACTCGTTCACACCATCCTTGAGCACCGGCAACACCGGCGTGCCCAGCACCGTCTTAACCGTGTCCCACGCGCTCGACAGGCCATTCATGGCCCCAGGAAGGTTGTCCTCCATGATCGCGGCCGTGCGCGCTGCACTGCCAGCCGACTCATCCAACTTGGTCTTGAGGTCATCCAGTGCCCCAATGCCCTGGTTCAGCAGCGCCCGCAAGGCAGGCCCGGCCTCCTGGCCAACAGACAAGATCGCACTGGCGCCACGCGGCCCCGCAGCGGCCAACTGGCGCAACGCCTGCTCAAAGTCACCCGTCGTGATGCCGATGGCGCTCAGCTGCTCACGGAACTTGCTCGCCGGATCACTGAACTGCGACAGCACGCTGTTCAATGCCGTACCCGCACGGCTGGCATCAATGCCCGCATCGGCAAACTTGCCGATGATCGCCACCGTCGTCTCCAGGCTCAGGCCCAAACTGTTGGCAAGAGGGGCGGCGTAAGACAGCGCCTGCGCCAGGCCCACCACACTGGTGTTCGACGCATTTGCGCCCATCGCCAGCACGTCCGCCACACGGCCCGCATCCGTGAAGGCCAGGCCCATGCCCATCACAGCCTTCGTCACGTACTCGGCCGACTCACCCAGGCCCACATCACCCGCCTGCGCCAGCGACAGCACAGCGGGCAGCGCCGCAATCGCGCTCTTCGCATCCAGGCCAGCCTTCGCCAGGTTCTCCAGCGCCTCAGCCGCCTCCACACTCGTGTACTTGGTATTCGCCCCCGCGTCCTCGGCCGCCTGCTTCAGCAGCGCCATCTCCTCCGATGTCGCCCCCGTCGCGGCCTTCACACGCGACAACGCCGCCTCAAACTCGGCGGCAGACTTCACTGCACCTGCAAACAGCGTGATCCCGAAGAAGCCCGCCACAGCAGTGGCAACAGCAGCCAACTTGGCCTGCGTGCTCCCCAGCATGCTGCTGAACTCATCCTTCAGTCGGATGATGATCTCAATAGGTTTGATGGCCATAATCGGTGTATGTCTCGACTGTTTCTACTGCTGGCCCTGCTGTCCGCCCTTATGGGCAGCTTTGGCATTGCCACATGGTTGATGCTGGCGAGCGGTGGATGTGTGGCGGGCTGGCTGCTGTTCGGCCCCGGTGGCCGCTGGTTGTAGCCAGCCCGCGTAGAGGTGATGGGTTACGCGTGCATTCAGGAGAAAGACACTGCCCCGTCATCCTCAAGGGATCCGAACTTCACGTCACCCAGTCCCTTCACCGCTGGCGCCTGGGCACCCAGCCAACCAACATGGCGCAAGTACCACTGCCCAGGTGCTGGATTTCCATGGGCTGACGGAGGGTAGAACGAGGCGCTGCGCTTCTTGTATCGACCCGATTGCACGCTTTGCGCAAACTCGGGATCGACCTTCGCCGCCTGCATGAGCAAGCGGCCATCGCCAGTCGCGGTCAAACCTTTGACCCACCCTTGAGCGGGAAGATCATGCTCAGGGTGACCAAGCACCATTGGCGCCTCATGGCGCAGCGGGTTGTAAGCGGATGCCATGGCCTGAACATCGGCGACCGAGAACACCCGTGAGTTTCCGGCGTTGTCGACATGCGTACCCGCCCGGAAGATTTCAATCGGCTGGCTTTCAATGATTTGTGCAGCGCTGAGCGAACCTTCACTGAACTGCGCCGGTCGATCCTCCACCGTCACGCAAGAAAGGGCCTCGCTGTAGCTCACCCCGTTTGCTTGTTGGTAGGCCAGCGCAGAGGCATGCAGTCGCAGGTCATCAGCGCTGGCGAAGCTGGCTCGCGGCACATCAGCGGCTACAGCCGTCCCCGTGGTGACGATCTTCAGCGCCGTGATGTAGTCGACACCATGCTGCGCGGCATAGCGAGACGCGGCCGCATCCAGTTCAGCATCCGTCATCTGCGCGGTTTGAGGTGCGCTGGGTGTAGGCGTGGCGGGCGGTTGCGACAACTCGGCAAAGCTCACCACAGCGTCCAGCGCATCCGAATAGCTCACACGGTGCTGCACAGCATAGGCCGATGCACGCGCATGCAGTTCATGGTCAGAGAGGTTGAATGTGGTCATGGCAGTTGCTGTTGATGTGTGAAATGAATTTCAGGGCCTGTAGCGCTCTGAGCGCCTTTGCCCACCCCGACCCATCAAAAAAACTTTTGGTACGATTTGGAACGGGGTTCCGGCCTTTCCAGGCGGCATTGCTTGCCGCCTGAGACTTGGCATCACTCGATTTCGACGCCAGAAGCGCGCAGGCGGTCCTTCTCCGCGGCGATGAGGCCAACCACTTCCCCATGGGTGCCAAATTCGAGGGCAATGGCATGAGGGCGGTACTTCATGGCATGAGGAGCCACGGCATCCAGGCTGAGAGCCGGAATGTTCAAGCTCGCGCCGTGTGGCTTGTAGGAGATCCCATTCAAGCCCACCCAGATGTGGTTCAAAGCCGTCAGCCGCCCATAGAGCCCGGCAAGCCGCAATGCCAACTCGGCATATTCAGCCCCCAATGTCTCAGCCTGCTCCTTCACCAAGGCTCGCTGAAACCGGCCATGCTGGGCTTGCAGGTCTTGCAACTTCGCGTCCATCGCTACGCGCTTGCGCTCAAGGCCTGCAATGGTTTCGCCCACCGCAGCCTGCGATCCCTTCTTGGCAAGGGACGCCACTTGCTCAGCCAAACGGGCATCCAGCTTCTGCAGCTCCATTGCCTTGTCGTTCCCCATGGCGATGTCCGCCAGGATGTCTTCCCGCTCGACACGCAGATCACCAATCAACTTCTCACGGTCACGCAGTTGCGCCCCGGCCTCCTTTTGGGCAACGATGGCCTCGTCCAGTTGCGTCAACTGTGTTTTGACATAGGTGATGGCTTGCTGATGGTTCAGCAGTGCGGTCAGTTCGGGGCTGTTTTCAATGGTCTTGGTCATGGCTTTTCTTTCCGATGGTGGTGGGTGTCAACTGCTCAAGAGCGGTGTTCTGAGCGACGGCGCTCAATCGCCTGCTTTTCGATTTGCCGGACCCGCGATGAGCTGATCCCCTCTTCATCGGCGACGTCCTTGTAAGACTTCCCCGACTTCAATGCATGGACCACACGAGCGAACTTCTCCTTCGCCGAGTTCATCAACCCGTTCGGGATGTAAGGCTGGGTGCCGCCAAGGTCCTTGCCCACACCAGCCGCCAGTTCCACCGACAGCTGCGCACGCGCCTGCGCATCAAGCACTGCAGCGAGTGGGTGACACATCAGCGTGAGGTAATGGCTGATGGCCAGGTCGCGCCACACCTCCGGCCAAGCCGGGTTCATCACGCTTTCCAAGGGTGCCAACTGCTCTGCAGTCAAGCTATGCAACTTCAAACGCTCGTAACTCATGAACGCATCCTCCTAAGACAGTGCGCCCATCTTTGAAGCGTTCAATCTCCCGCGCAAAATGTTGAGTTTCAATGATTCATTGAAACCGTTAGCCCAACGAAATACGGCCCCGAAGGGCCGTCCTGAATCCGTTCACCACAGTGCATTGATGGGCGTCTAGCACCCGCTGATGACCTGAGCATCCACATGAGGCCAGCCTGTCCGTGCCGCCGCATTCATGGCGCGGCAGACAAGGTTGTTCACGACGAGGGGATAGCACTCACTGCGCGCATCAGACGGTTTCACGCCGCGCGGCACGTTGACCAGGCGGGCCCTGATCGCATCGACCGCGTCCGCCTCGAATACATCTTCGAACTTGAGGTCAAAGCGTGCGAACTTGTGGCGCAAGTAGCCTTCCAGGTCGGCATCCAGAGGCTCCAGTTCGACAATCTCGCAGCGCTGCGCCACCTCACGCACCTCCGCGTTCTGGCTGCTCAGGCGGTCACGCAGCTCAGGTTGACCAATCAGAGCAATGCCAATCAGTCTCTGCATGCCATCCTTCAGCTCCAGGAAGCGCTTGAGGTGCTTGAGCGTTGCCGGAGGCAAGCAGTGCGCCTCCTCGATCACCAGCAGGTGGCGACGGCCCGAGCGGCGACTCGCCTTCAGCAAGTCATGCACCTGGCGGAAGCGCGCCTCAGGGCTGCTCTTCACCTTCAGCTGTGGGTCCAGTGCAGCGGCAATCGCCTCGGCAATGTGGCTGCTCTTGAGCGTCTTGCCCTTCTGGTCATTGGCCTCCATCGCCAACACATACGGCCGAATGACGACCACATCGCGCTTGTCAGCCTTGATCCTCTCCTCCAGGTCTTCCGCCAATGTCGTCTTGCCCGCACCGCTTTCACCCACCACAGCGACAAAGCCATGGTGGTTGGCGCAGTCTGTCAGCGTGGCGCGCACATAGCGCACGCTCGCGGTCTGGAACACATCGGCGGGGCTCACTACATCGTCCATGAATGGGTTGCGTGGCAGGGAGAAGTGCTTGCGCGCTTCCATGCTCAGGGCTTCGTTTTGCAGCAGCATCGCTTTTTCCTCCTGGGTACGGGTTGAAAATTCAGACTTGTTCGGGGGCCTTGGCGTGTCAGCACCTGGTTGAGCAGCGCTCACTTCGAACCGGCGCCAACAACCCTCAGGCCACAGCGGGCCGTCAGGCGCTGCATGAGTGATTCGAGTTCGTCTTCAGGCACGCCCCCTGGATACCAGGCGCGCAGTTGTGCGGTGGTCTCGCGTGTCATCGTCATGCCCATTTGCGTCAGCGCGGCCGCAGCCTCAAAGCCGGTCAGCACACGCACAGGCGCCACGGCCCGGCCCGCTTTGGTGGCCGGCACCAGGGCCGTTCCCTTGCGTGGCAGCCAGGTGCGCGCAGGCGTGCCCTCAATCACCTTGAACGGATCAATGCGGCCACTGAACGGCGTGGCGTTGCGCTTGCGCTTAGCGGTCACCTCATCCTGGCTGGATGCATCCATGGCGAAGCGCTCCACCTGCTTGCGATTGCCCTCCAGGACGGTGTCAGCAGGCCGGGCCCAGTCCTCGCCGATGACATTGGCATCCTCACGGAAGCCAGCCTCACCACGGACCACCAGCGCAATGCTGTGCAGCAGCTCATTGCCGTCGGCATCCACGTCCACCACCATGGCCGCATCCGTCTGCCAAGGGTTGTGGGTGATTTGCAGCTTCTCGCCCACCATCACACCGGGCACATCGCGCACGTTGAACTCACGGCCCTTGAACGACACCGTCAGGAACTGCGTCACCTTGCGCTGCTCTGGCGTGTGCGTCAGCAGCTCGCTGCACAGCTCAACAGGCGGCGCAATGCGCAGCTGCTCGGCAGTGATGGTCATCCACTGGTCATAGCGCGTCTTGCCATGGCGGCTGTGCTTCTTGGTGCTGTTGAACCAGCGTGCCCAGCGGCGTGCCTTGGCATTCAAGTCGGCCAGGTCGCGCACCGGCTGCAAGCGCAAGGCCGACTCGAAGCTGCGCTCAATCTGGTCACGCGCCTTCTCCACCTGGCCAGTTGCACGGGCGTTGCCGGGTGCGTGGGCGATCAGCTTCACCTGCAGACGACGCGCCAGGTTGGCAAACAGGCCACTCGTGTTGGCACTGCCCATGTCCATCATCAAGATGACGGGCACGCCGTAGAACGGCTGACCTTCGCGCTGCTGAATGGCGGCAATGAACGACTCGGCCAGGTTGGTGCCGCTCTCAGCGCCCAGGACGTAGTGAACGAAGATGGCGCCGCTGTTGTGGTCAGTCACCTCATACGACCAGACCCGGTCGTTCTCGATGCGCTTCAGGTTGGCCGGCTTGTTCTTGTAGAACTTCTCGCGCGGCATCACCTGCAGACCCTGCGCCTTGGCGCTGGGTGAGTTCAGGTAATACAGCACGCACAGCGAGGCGTCGATCTGCCACACATGGTTCGGGTGCAGGCTCTTGAGCTCGACAGCCGGCGTCGGGCGGTTCAACTGGTCCGGGTGCATCCCGTAGTGGCGCAACGCACGGGCAATCGCACTGTCACTGAGAGGCGTCACCTCGCCCGTGGCAGGGTTCAGTCGCTCTGCGCGCACCTCTCCGTTGGCGCGCATCACTTCCACGGCCTGGCCAATGGACAGCAGTCGCTTGTTGGTCTTGCGCAGGCTGGTGGTCAATGCGGCGCTGATGGCGATGGCCTCATCGCGCGTCAGGCACACGTCACCGGCATCACTGCGGCGTTTGCGCTCAGGCTTCACGGTGACCTTCTTCAGGTAGCGGTGGAGAGTGGCCCGCGACAGGCCCAGCTCAGCACACGCACCCTGGTAGATGGCCTCACGGCCACCCTGCGGGGCTGATTCAGCCGCTTGGGCGATCTGCACCAGGCGTTGCGTGATGGCAGGGCTGATGCTCATGGCCTACGCTCAGTTGTCAGCCTTGCAGGGGAAGGCCCACTGCTGCGCTTCTGCAGCCAGCTCGCGCTCCGCTGCGGTGGACACGTCAGGCAGGTGGAACTCCTCACGCAAAGCGGCCAGGTCACCGGCCAATTGCCCAACCAAGCCGGCACTGAACAGAGTCTGGTCCTGCAGGGGGGCGTGATCGCGCAGGGCAATCAATGCCTGGCGCAGTTGTCCACGAATGGCCCCCAGGGCGTCGTTCATGATGGCCGTCGCCTCCTTCTGTAGATCCAGCAGCTTCTGGTCATCGGGAGCCGCCTGGATGCGCTTGAGTTGCCCGCGCAGCTTGTCCATGGCAGCGTTTTTGTCCGCCAGCACCTTTTCGGTGGCGGTCTTCTCTTCACGGGACTCACGCAGGGCGGCGCGCAACTCCTTCACCGACATGGTGGCGATGGTGTCCAGGTGCAGCTCTCCAGTCTGGCCCGTCAGCTCCAGCTCCTCGATTTGCTCGTCGTCCAGGACGAGCATTTCAAGCAACTTCGACTTGCCAATCCCACCCAATGGTGAATTCGAATTCGCATTTGAGAAGCGCTTGGTGATCTGCATGTACCTCTGGGCAGACCGCGGGCTCATCTCCAGTCGCTCCAGCCGCAGTAAGAAGTTCCCGTGACCACAGGTCTCCTTCAGCAACAACAGGTAACCCCCAAGCTCGAAGAAGCCCAGATTGATCCGGCGAATCGCGTCGCGGGCACCGTTCTCCAGTGCATCGGGCACCAGCGAACCTTCGTACTTCAGCTGGGCGGCTAAGGCGCGGGTTCGAGCGTCGGCCGCACGGCTGGCGTGGGCCAGCTCGCTGGCCGCGCCGCACGCACGGTCAATCACGCCTTCACTCCCTTCCTACTCTTGCGCCTTGCGCTGGTAGGAAGGGCTGTAGCCGTGGCTTGAGGTTCGATCAAATGCGTCTTCGAAGACGCGCCTGAGGCTGCACGCTGCGCAGCATTCCAGACATCCAAAACCACCGCCATATCCGTTTGCACGGCGGCCAGCGCCTCAAACTTCCGGGTGGTTTTCTCAGCGTGTGCCGGTGGCCGATGAAGCTTCCCAGCGCAAACATCCATCACCGTCAACCAGTCCAGCGCGTTCAGTCGGCGGTCAGCGTCTTTCTCCACCTCGTGAAGAAGGTGAGCGTGTCGGATCACTTGCCGCAACGTGTCTGCCTGGGTAGACATGAAGGAATACAGCTCGGCAGTGGTCATGGCCAACTGGCCGCGCTCCACCACCTGAGCCAGCAGCGTGCTGACCATGCCCAGCATGTTCATGCTGTCTTCCAGACGGTTCAGATCGTCTTCAGAAATCACGTAGTCCATGACGGCCCCCTCAGTGTGTGTAGGTGGCTTCAACGATGCGCAGGGTTTCCAGCGCATCGGTGGCACGGACAAGGTGGCGGCTTACCGCCTCGTAATCGGTGCTGTTTGCGCGCAGCTCGCGCATGATGCGGCTCAGGCTGTTCATTGCCTGGGCGTGCAGTTGGATGGGGTCAAGCGCGGACGCGGCGGCGTCTTGCGCCACGTGTGCGAGGGTGTCAGCCATGGTTGGCTCCTTTGCGACAGGTTGAAACCTGCCACCCCTCACGCCAATGAAGGGCGGCAGACCGTACAGGGTTGGCGTACCGGGCAAAGGTCCGGCGCACCCTTACGGGTGCCCCTGCACGGCCCACCATAAACGGAGCCATGCTGCGCAGCATGAAAAAACGAAAGCCGCGAACAAGAAAGGCTGAGTAGACACTTTCTGTGGGCGCGGCTTGACTGCGCCTTTGCTACCGGGACGCCAATCCCGTCTCCCCGAAGGGATGAGCGCAGTCTACACCAAACCACCCAAAACACAACAAATTGACATCAATTGCACCAAATTGCACTACATCAAAACTGCCAAATTGGCAGGTTTGGCCGGGCGGTGAGGCAAGACGCCCGCTGTTGACACCGGCCGCAGCCACTGGACAGCACCGCGATGCGCTCACCCTGCAAATGCGAATTCGAATTCGCATTTGCCCAGTTCATGGGCCTGCGCACGGTGCGGCTACTCAAATGTTCCAAATTGGAACATTTGTCCAGATTGCAGGGCGTTCACCTCCCACCGTGGCTCAACATGCGCATTCGAATTCGCACTTGCACAGCCGAACTGATGTCCCTGTCAAATCGCTCAATTGGAGCGATTTGCACCCAGCGTGCCTGGTTGAGCTGGCCCGCCCAAATCGGAATACGTATTCCGATTTGCACGTCATCGCGCACTACTGATTGGTTGGCCAAATCTCTCAATTTGAGAGATTTGGCGCAATCTTCAGCGGAGCGTCCTGACGGGATGGTCCTGCATCGCGGCAGCTTGACGTGCAGGCGTCCGCAGGCGCGGCAAACTCGTCGACGTCGACGAATTTCGCCCTCCGGCATCATCACGCACGCCTGAATGGATGGCTTTCAAATCGGTCTTCAAAGACCGTTTTGACCTTGCCGTCAGGTACGCGTGGATGGATGCCCATTGCGTCGCCGTGCTTTGTCCACTGCGCTCCACACCCCCATCACCTCGAAGGTCCGATAGAGAATCTTCCGAGCTTCGAGTGTTTCCAAGGGCTCATCAGGGTTGGCGGGCAAGCCGAGCACATCGATCCTGTCGAAGTCGTTCGCAGCATTGCGCCATTCACTCCTCACCTGGTCGGCCAGCTCCGGGTGCGCAATCAGCAGGTAAGGGAGCACCCCACTCAGCACATTGAAAAGGCCGTTCGCCCAGTTATCCACCTTGTCAATCTCAACCCGTAGCGCGGCCGTTGTGCGGGCAGTTGATATGGCAATCTGAGCCTGCATCCAGGCGGCGGCTTCCGGTGATAGATCAGTCGGCATGTTGCTCATGGTGGCACCTCATGAAAGTGAGTGATCGGTGCACAAATCATGGTGCCGGCTGTCATGCCTCGTCCAGGCCCAGGCGGGCTATTTGTTTGGAAGGCTCTATGCGTGGCAGGCTGGCAGGTATTCCAAACCGTGGTGTTTTTGGAAATCCCTCTATACCCCCGCTGCACCGCTGCCCCACCGAGGTTCACATGCCCGCAGCCAGCTCACGCCGCCGCAAGCCCACTGCTCCGCCTGGTCTACCGTCCGACATCCGGGAGGCCATCAACAGGCGTGCCTTTGCACTGGCGCGGCAAACGTACCCCGCCATCCAGAACGACCTTCAGGCGCTGGCCTGGGACCTGATGGAGCAGGGCCTGAGCGCACCGCGCATCACTGATGCCATCGCCCAGGCTGAAGTGCGCGGTGGAGGCCCCGATGGCAAATGCTGCGACGTCGAGCGGTGAGGCCAACATAGAAGTTGCTACGGTAGCAAAACGGGGCCTCAAAAAGTTGCCGCGTACGGCAGCGCTGAGAGCCTCAAGGGTGCTGCTAAGCCATTGAATTCTCAGCCTTTTCGCAATTGCCGAACTCAGCAGTACTTGCCGTTGCGGCAAAAGCCATTTTGCTACCGTAGCAACTCGATGCCCCTGAAGCCTCCTGTGGGTCAGACCGATGGATCAAAAAGCGCGACCATCGCGCATTTTGATGCCGGGATGTAACGCTAAACCATTGATTTCACATGTCTTTGATCCCGCTGCGCAGCGCAATTCTGCGCGACGGTCGCGCTTTTCAACGCCCAAACACCGCACAGCGGTTGGTCTTCGCCCCAAGGCGTTCCAACTTTATTCCTACGGTAGGAAAATTAGCCATGCCGTGGATTTGTGAAGCGCATAGGAATCAATGAGTTAGCTGCCTTTGCGCAATCGGGCGGTTCCTACCGTAGGAATTTTCAGTGATTAAGTGCACCAGACATGACGTGCCGACCACGAAGTACTAGATGGCAAATGGGGGGGGCTGCTTTTGGCGCTCAAAATCAAAATGGTTTCCCCATGAGGCGCCAAGAAGTTGTTACGAATAACATCTTTTCCAATTGCGCGGGCACGCTAACCCTATGATTTATTTACTCTCTGCGCTGTGATCACCTTGCTTCAGGTTGTTACCGTAACAACCTGAGAGACGAAACCCCTTTCGCCGTGAGGCGCGCGGTGAATGCATCACCCAGTGGTGGGCCATGAGGACTCGCGAGTGGTGAGTGGTTGGCTGGACCGCTGGGCCTTCCGGCAGTGAGCTTTTGGGGCCAAAATTGGACCGCCGCGCGGTGTTTCGTGCGGCGAAAGTGATTTTCGCGACTCATCCCACCGAATCCCGCCACGTCGCACCGAGTCCCACATTTATCGCGCCGCTCGCTCTCCGTTTATCTCACTCTCCCTCACGAATCCGTGCGTGCGTTCGTGCCCCACACCTTGCCGCCCTCTGATCCCCCCCTGTCACCCGAGGTGTTCACTGACCTCAATCGGCAGGTAGAAC